ATAATGTTGTTGGAAAAGTAGAACAACATCTTCAAACTGTAATTGAAACAGGGAAACTTGCAGAGAAACAGTTAGAAGATTTTAGAAAACAACAACGCCAAACAAAATTTTAACCATTAAGGTTAGAATAAACAAAGAAATTTTTTTTCTTTGATTAAATCAAAGCCAAGTCGAAAGACAGCTTAACCATAGGAGGACTTAAATGTCTGACAGTAACCCATTACTGAACAATGTGTCAGTACAAGGTGCTGCTAAATCTATTGAAGGTTTGATGGACTCTAAAGGAGTTATCAAAAAACCTCAAGCAGAAGCAACACCAGTTGAACCAAAAGAAGAAGTTGAAGCGAAAGTAGAAACTGAAACTGAGGTTGAACAACCAACTGAAACTCAACCGGAACAACCAGTTCAGGAAGTTTTAGAAGAAGAAGCATCCGAAGATGAAAATGCGATTGAAGAACAAGAAACCGATCTACACCAAGTTATTATCAATGGTGAAAAGATTGATGTTGACCTTGAAGAATTAAAAGCAGGTTATCAAAAAGATGCCGACTATAGACGAAAAACTGAGGAGATAGCGATTGAAAAAAGAGAGCTAAAAGCCGAAGAAGATCGTCTTAAAAACCAGTATTCAACAAAGATGGAAGATTTAAATTCTTTAGTCGTTACTTTGAATGCTGAAATTAACAACGATATGAATTCTAAAGAGTTAGATGCTCTTTGGGAGGAAGATCCAACTGAGGCTGCTAAAGTAGATCGTAGGATTCAAAAAAGAAAACAAACGATCCAACAAGCACAGCAAAAACTGAGAGAGCATCAACAATCTCAGTTTCAGGAGTTATTAAAAGAAGAACAAAAAAAACTTCATTTAAAACATCCAGAAATTGCTGACCCTATAAAAGGTGCAACAGTCAAGTCAAATATTATGAACTATTTAAGTTCTAAGGGATTCTCAAATGAGGATGTCGCAAGAATTTATGATTCAAGATATTTTGATGTGATTATGGATGGTATGAACTTTACAAAATCTAAATCAGTTAAACCTGGTTTAGTTTCTAAAAAAGTTAAACCAACTACTAAGTTTGTTAAGTCAGGCGTTAAAAGTACAAAAGAAGAATTAAACTCTAAGTCTAGGTTGAATCAAATTAAGACGCTTAGAAAATCAGGAAGTCCAAAAGACGCTACTGATCTTTTACTGCGTTATTTATAAACAATAACCTACTAAGGAGATAAACAATGGCTGTATATCAAACATACCAAACAGTCGGCATAAGAGAAGATTTGGCAGATATTATTTATTCAATATCACCAACTGAAACACCTTTTATGTCTGGCGTTGCTAAAACAAAAGCAACAAACACTTCACACCAATGGCAAACAGACGCATTAGCTGATGTGGCTGCAAATGCTGCGGTTGAAGGTGCTGCGATTTCTTATGGAACTCAAAGTGCGACAACTAAAGAAACTAACTACACTCAAATCTCTACTAAAGCTGTTCAAGTATCAGGAACTAATGATGCTGTAACATCTGCTGGTAGAAACAATGAGTTAGCTTACCAAGTAGCTAAAGCTGCGAAAGAGTTAAAAAGAGATATGGAAACTGCTCTTTTATCTAACAACGCTGCTGCTGCTGGAAATGCTACAACTGCAAGAGAACTAGGTGGAGTCCAAACTTGGATCGAAACTAATGTTGATGCAGGTGCTGGTGGATCTGGTGCAGGTAATGGTGCTGCTAGAGTAGATGGTACTCAAAGAGCTTTTACTGAAGATCAGTTAAAAGGTGTTTTGAGAAGTTGTTACAATGAAGGCGGAAACCCTAACATGATTATGGTTGGTGCTTTCAATAAACAAAAACTATCAGGCTTTACTGGTGGATCTACAAGATTTGACGCTGCTGAAGATAGAAGATTAATTACTTCTATTGATGTATATGAGTCAGATTTCGGAACTATGCAAGTAGCTCCAAACAGATTCATTAGAGGTGCTAATGGTACTGCTGCAAAAGTAGGTCAAGATGCTCTTATCTTAGAGATGGATTACTTTGCAGTTTCTTTCCTAAGAGATTTCTCTCTACAAACTCCTGCACAAACTAAAGATGCAGATCAGAGATTTATGGTAGCTGAGTACACTCTTGAGTCAAGAAATGAAAAATCAAGTGGAATGGTAACAGACCTAACTACTTCATAATAAATACTTTTGGTGGGGGAGAAATCCCCCATCATATTAAACTAACAATTTTGTTTGGTCTTTGAAGTCAATGACGGAACGAAGCAAATAAAGGATAAAAACATGAGAACACTAAACGACTATTTTATAACAGCTGAAATTGAAGATGTTTCAACTGCTTCATCAACTTTTGTTGCAATACCTGATGGCGGAAAAATTGTAAAAATTTTAACTGCTAATCAAGCAACTATTACAGGAACTGCCGCACTTTCTTTTGAAATCGGTGGTACAGCAGTTACAGGTGGTGGAATATCTATCGTAGCTTCTGGCTCTGCTGGTGCTATTGATACAGCTGCACCAACTGGAAACAATACTGTTGTTGAAGGTGGATCTATCGAAATGATTACAGACGGTGGATCTTCTAATACTTCAAAAGCAGTTGTAACTTTTGTAATAAGAAGATAATAACATTTGGGGGATCTTGCCTAGCGGTATTTCCCCCATAATTAATTAGGAGAAAAACTATGAGTTTTAATTACGGATTAAGACCTACTACACATCAAAGCTTAACAACTTCAGGTTCATCTGTAGCATCTGCTGCATTTGGTTCTCAAACTGAATATGTAAGAATAGCAACACCTGCTGACATTCATATTTTATTTGGTTCTGCACCAACTGCTATTGCTACTGCTGGATCTGCAACTATATTTGTTCCTGCTGACCAACCTGAAATTTTTAAAGTTTCACCTGGTGAAAAAGTTGCTGTGATAGGTACTGCTGAAGTTTCAGTTACTGAAATGTCTGGCTAATATGGCTAAACAAAAGTTCACTCATTTTGTTCCAAGAGCTAAACCACCTAAAAGACCTGGTAAGCATAAAAAATCTCAGAACAAATCAGAGAAAAGACAAAAAAGACAAACAAGATATAAAGGTCAAGGCAGATGAAAAAAGATATAATTTTAGACGGATTGCAAAAAACAACTTACATGAAAGATGACATGGAAGGTAAAATTGCAGTTAAAGAAGAAGTTAATATTGATTCACACCTAAAACACAATAAAGAATTATTAAATTTGAATGATGGCTATTCTAAATCAAGAGATTTGAAAAGAGTAGCCAGTATTCCAACTATTGCTTTAAGTGTGTGGGCAAATGAGTATAATGGTGATAGTAATTGGTTTGCACTTCCACAAGAAGTACAAAATAAAATATTAAAACAAAAATTAAACAGCAATGAATTTAGATATTTTAAAACTGCTGAAGGAAAATTATAATGGCATTAAATAACTATACGGATTTACAAGCATCATTAGCAAATTGGTTAAACAGAACAGATTTAACAAATGAAATTTCTCAAGATTTTATTGTCTTGGCAGAAAAAGATTTTAACTCTAAATTAAGAATTAGAAAAATGATAGATCAAACAACTATCACTCTTAATGGTGAAACATCACCTTTACCATCTGATTTTTTACAAGTAAGAGATATGTATATTTTAAATGGTGGAACTAAATATGCTTTAACTTATTTAACTCCAGCTCAAATGGATCAAATTAAAGGGGGTTCAACTTCTGGACAACCATCAAGCTATACAATCTTAGGAGATAATATTAGATTTGCTCCTATCCCTGATAGTGATTACACACTTTATTTAAATTATTATAAACAGTTTCCTGGATTATCATCAACAAATTCAACTAATTATATTTTAACAAATCATCCAGCAATTTATTTATATGGTTCATTATATCATGCTTCAAATTTTTTAGGTGGTATTGAACCTAATCAAGCTGGGCAATGGGAAAAAATGTATCAAACAGCTCTTGAAAGACTTGAGAGAAATGATAGAGAAGATGCTTATGGAAATGCTCCATTGCAACAACAATCAGATGTAACAGTAGCAGGTGCATTTAATGATAAAAATTATTATGCTACAAATAATAACGGTTAAGGAATATTAATGCAAATACCTTTTGGAGAATGGTTGCCTGACCAACCAGAACATAATAATCCTGGAGCTAACGTTGCTAACAATGTTTATTACGCATTAAATTCTTATAAAAGATTTCCTTCATTAGTAAATTATTCTACAAATGGTACAGTATCAGATTCAAGAGGAGCAAGTTCTTTTAGAGATAACTCTAATAACGTTTATAATTTTGTAGCAACAAATACAAATATATATGAATTAACAGGTGGTGGATTTGTTTCAAGAGCATCTGGATTTACAGGTGGTGATACAGATTTTTGGACATTTACTCAATTTGGAAATTATATAATAGCAAGTAACGGTATTGATGTTCCTCAATATTATTTAATGGGTACATCTACAAATTTTGCAGCCTTTACTTCAATAGCTGCAAACGTTCCAACTTTTAAAACATCAGGTGTTATTAGAGATTTTTTAATTACAGGAAATTTATCAACAGGATCAAATAGAATACAATGGTCAGGAATAAATGATGTTTCTGAATGGACTCCTGGAACAAAACAATCAGACTTTCAAGATTTACCAGGATCAGGTGGACAAATTGTTGGTATAACATCTGGAGAGATTTCTTATGTATTCAGACAAAACCAAATAATTCGTTTAGACTATGTCGGTGGTGCAACAGTATTTAGACTATCAGTAATCTCACCTAATAGAGGAGCTGTTTATGGAAGAACAATTTGCCAAGATAATAGAAGGGTATTTTTTTATAGTGATGATGGATTTTTTGAATTAAATGGAGATCAAGTTGTTTCAATAGGTGCTGAAAAAGTAAATAGATTTTTTGATATTGATTTAAACAAAGGTTTTAGCGATAGAATTTGTGCAGCAGTTGATCCCTTTAATCAATTAGCTATGTGGTTATATCCTTCAGCTTCAAACACATCTAATACTACTGGTATATGTGATAAAATTATTATTTATAACTATGCAACAAAAAAATGGTCAACTTCTGATGCTAATGCAAGTTCAATATTTCCTCAGTTTGTAGGAGCTTATACAGTAGAATTAATGGATCTTATTTCTGAAAACTTAGATCAAATCAATATTTCTTTAGATACAGCTTTTTGGAATGGTGGACAATTACTATTAGGTGCTATAGATAATAATTATAACGCAGCTATTTTTTCAGGAACTGAAAGCATAGGAGAGATAGAAACTACAGAATTAGAGTTGTATCCAGGACTAAGATCGTCTATAATAAGTGTAAGACCAATTGTAGATGCAGAAGCAACAGTTACAATTTCTACTAAAGATAAACTTGCAGATAATCCTACTGTTTCAACTGTATCAACTATGAATTCAACAGGTGTTAATCCAGTAAGACAATCTGGAAGATACGTTAAAGTAAATGTAAAAATTCCAAGTGGTGGTGCTTGGAAAGACGCACAAGGGGTTGACCTAATTGCGGCAAGAGCAGGATTAAGATAAATGACAGATAGAACTGATATTGATAATGTTAGATATTCTATGGAGACACAAGAATTTTTTCAAAGACAAATTGAAGAAGCAATTAATTCATTAATAAACGAAAAAAATCAAGAAAGTAATAAAGCATATTCTTGGTTTATAGGAGATTAAATTATGGCAGGTATAAAAAATTATTCAACAACACAAGCAAATAATTTAGATTTAAATGGTATAAGTGTTGCTGAAGGTATGCTTCCTTCAAATCTTAATAATGCAATTAGAGCATTAATGAAAAATACTAGAGAATGGTTTAATGATTCTCAATGGGTGGAATATGGGGATGGCGATAAAGCTTATGTAGCAACTTATGTTTCAGCTACTTCTTTTACAATTGATGGTGTTGATGTATCGGCAATTTATCATGAAGGCAGAAGAATTAAATTAACAGCTAGTACACCTGGAACAATTTATGGAACTATTTCTAGTTCATCATTTTCAACAAACACAACAATTAATGTAACTTGGGATAGTGGATCATTATCTAATGAAGCAATCACAAATGTTTATATTGGTGCTTTATCAAAAACAAATAATTCTATTCCAACTGGTGTTATAGGAACTATTACTTTAGCAGATGGATCTGTTACTACTGCTAAACTTGCAGATGATGCTGTTACAGCAGACAAACTTGCAGATAGTAGTGTTTCAACAAATTCAATTATAAATGATAGCGTAACAACAAACAAATTAATAGATAGTGCAGTTACTACTGCTAAAATTAATGACAATTCTATAACGACAGTAAAAATTGTTGATGCAAATATAACTACAGCAAAAATAAATAATAGTGCAATTACTAATTCTAAATTAGGTGCAGATTCAGTAGATGGATCAAAAATTGCTGATAATAGTATTGATAGTGAACACTATGTTGATGGTTCTATAGATACTATTAGTATTGGAGATTCACAAATTACTTCTGCTAAAATTTTAGATGCAAATGTTACAACTGCTAAAATAGCAGATGATAATGTAACTACTGCAAAAATTGCAGATAATAATATAACAACTGCTAAGATTTTAGATTCTAATATTACAACTGCTAAAATAGGAGATTCGCAAGTTACTACTGCTAAGATAGCAGATGGTAATATATCTTCAGCTAAGATTGCAAGTGATGCAGTTACAGTTGATAAGATTGCAGATGCTGTTTTAATAACTTCTTCTGAGCAATCTGGAAGTACACCAGATGATAATACTATTTTTACAACTGCTGCTGCAAATAATAGATTTTACAATGTAGATAGTTCTGAAACAATTAATTCAGGTCAAGTTTGGTCAGATAGTGATTCTTACATTGCAACTACAGCTGCTATATCAAATAGAATTATTGATCTAGTAGATGATGTTGGAGGATTTGTTCCAATTCAAGATTACACAAAATTTCCTACAACTAATCCTGATCCTGCTGACGGAGCTGGAACAGTTGTATCTATTACAGACCTAACAGGATTTACTTATAATACAGGAACAGGAGTTTCTACAAATTCTACTACAACAGGAGCTACTGCTGTTACAATAACTGGAATACCTTCTAATATAGGTTCACCAGTTACAGCAGCTTATGGTTTATTAGTTGAAACAACTTCTACATTAAATACTTATACTTTTGTAAGATTAGTTCCTATCGCAACAGAAGTTAATACAGTAGCATCAATATCAGGTGATGTTACAGCTGTTTCAAACAATACTACTAATATTAATAGTGTTGCTAACAATTCATCAAATATTAATACTGTAAGCTCTAACATATCAAATGTAAATGCAGTTGGTGGAGATATATCAAATGTTAATTTGGTAGCAGGTGATGCAACTGATATTGGAACTGTAGCTTCAGATTTAAGTGGATCAGATACTATTGGAACTGTTGCAACAAATATTACTAATGTTAATACCGTTGGTAATAATATTGCAAATGTGAACACAACTGCCGCTAATATTACTGGAGTAAATAGTTTTGCAGAAAGATATAGAGTAAGTAGTTCAGATCCAACAACAAGTTTAGATGAAGGAGATTTAAACTTTAATACTACTGATAATAATCTTAAATATTATAATGGAAGTTCTTGGGAAACTATAGCTCCTGGTCTTGCAAATGTTGTAGATGATACAACACCTCAATTAGGTGGTAATTTAGATTTAAATTCTCAAACTATTAATGGAACTGGAACAATTAATTTTACTGGTGCAGCTACAGCTACATCTTTTTCTGGTAATGGTGCATCATTAACAGATTTAAACGCTTCTAACTTAGGAACAGGTACAGTACCTGATGCAAGATTATCTTCATCAATTGTTACTTTAAATGATAGTCAAACTCTAACAAACAAAACTTTAACTAATCCTATATTAAATACAGCTATTAGTGGTACAGCTTTCTTAGATGAAGATAATATGGCATCTAATTCTAATACTAAAGTTGCATCTCAACAATCTATTAAAGCATATGTAGATACTCAAGTTGCAACTATTCCAGTTGGTGATATTACTTCAGTTGTAGCAGGTGATGGTATGACTGGTGGTGGAACATCAGGTGATGTAACTTTAAATGTTGTAGGTGGTACAGGTATTACTGCTAATGCAAATGATATAGCTATTGATTCAACTGTTGCTACCTTAACTGGTAGTCAAACTTTAACAAACAAAACAATTAATGCATCACAACTAGTTGATGGAAGTATCGCTACTGGAAAAGTAGCTGATGACGCAATCACATTAGCTAAAATGGCTCCAGGTACAGATGGTAATTTAATTTCATATGATACATCTGGAAACCCAGTTGCAGTAGCAACAGGTAACGCTGGACAAGTTTTAACAAGTGCTGGTGCTGGTGCAGTACCTACTTTTGCAGACGCAGCAGGTGGTGGAACAGATTGGCAAACAGTTAAAACTACTGGTTTTACAGCAGTTGCAGGTGAAGGTTATTTTATAAATACAACATCTGGTGCTTTTACAATGACACTTCCAGCATCTCCTTCAATTGGAGATGAAGTATCTTTTATAGATTATGCAGGAACATTTGATTCTAATGCTTTAACAATTGGTAGAAATTCTCAACCTATTCAAGGTGCTGCAGCAGATTTAACAGTTTCAGTAGAGAGAGCAGCTAACACTTTGGTCTACACAGATGGAACTCAAGGTTGGTTATTAACAAGTAAATAAGGAGATAAATTATGGCACATAAAACTAAACAATATTGCGTAGCTGAAAACTGGGGAAAAGGATTTATTACCCACAGTGATTCTAGAAAAATTAGTTTTTCAGGGTTTCCTGGTAATGTTTGGCAAGTACCAGCACATAACAAAAATGCAAATCTTTGGATTAGTAAAGTATTAGGTACACCAAAAACAGTAGCTGAAGCACAAGCAATTGTTGATGCTGAAATTACTTTAGCACAAACTGAATGGGATGCTTTACCTGAAGAACAAAAAGAAGAAGGTATGAGACCTGCCGATATAATATTAACAGAATAAATAAGGATATAAATTATGACAACATACAAAGAAATAAAAGGATCTAGTGTTCAAAACTTTTCATCGGATCCAGCAAATCCTATTGCAGGTCAAGTTTGGTATAACACTACCTCAAATGAATTAAAAGTTTCAGATGGTCCTTTACTGAGTTCTTGGGCAACAGTTAATAGTATGAACACTGGAAGATATGGTTTAGCAGGAGTTGGGACACAATCAGAAGCTTTAGCTTTTGGTGGTTTTGATGGAATTCCAATAGGAACTTTAACAGAAACTTGGAATGGAACAAATTGGACTGAAGTAAATGACATGAATACGCAAAGATGGGCACAACCAGGAGGAGCTGGAACTAATACAGCTGCATTAGCTTTTGGTGGTGGTATACCTCCTACAGCAAACACAGAAAATTGGAATGGAACCAATTGGACTGAAGTAAATGATTTAAATACTGCAAGATTTGGTTTAGAAGGAGTTGGCACAAATACAGCAGCATTGGCTTTTGGAAGCAGTTCTGGATTAACAGAAACTTGGAATGGAACCAATTGGACAGAAGTTAATGATTTAAATTCTTCTCCAAGAACTTATTTAGGAGGAGCTGGCACAAATACAGCAGCATTGGCTTTTGGTGGACAACCTGCTACAGCAGTAACAGAATTATGGAATGGAACAAGCTGGACAGAAGTTAATGATTTAAATAGTGCAAGATATGGTGTAGCAGGAGCAGGAACGCAAACTGCAGCTTTAGCTTTTGGTGGAAGTTCTCCAGATTCTCCATATTTTTCAGCATTAACAGAAACTTGGAACGGAACCAACTGGACAGAAACAGGTGACTTAAATACTGCAAGACGTCAGTTAGCAGGATGTGGAGCTACAAATACAGCAGCTTTAGCTTTTGGTGGAACAAGCCCTTATATTTCAGCAACAGAAGAATGGGATGTTAGTGGTGGAACAAGAACAATATCAACAAGTTAACAACAGTTACTCTTGACGTTTCTTAGGACTTGCAATATCTTTTAAATTCTCTATATATTTTTTAAACAAAAATGAAAAAAGACGTAAAAGATTTAATTCAAAAAGAGGAAACCCACTTAAATAATTTATTAGAACCTAGTGACCTATCTGATTTTAAAGGTATGGTAGAAGAACTTAGAGATACTTGGACTAAGAAACAAGTATTTAGAACAGAAACTGAAGCAAGGTTTTCTGTACTTCAAGATAATAGATACCCCACTAAAGCTTCTAAATATTGGCAATGTGTTAGAGAACAATCATCATACTTAGATAATTTAATGACACTTTCTTTTGATTATAGAAGAAGCGAAGCAAAAATTAAATGGTTAGAGAAAAAAATAGAATCTGAACAAGACGAATACAAATTAACTAAATATGAAATTGATTTAGATGAAGCTAGATTTGGTAAAGCGTCTATGGAAAAAATTGCTAAACATAGAATGAGAGAAATTAAAATGTGGTCTAAATTAAAGAAAGAATTTAATGATGGATCGTTTAATGATAAAGATGTTAATGCACATCAACTAGAATCTTATGGTATGCAGTATTATGAAAAAGCTAAAACTTTAAATGCAAACTCTAGCGATACTGAGGTATTTAATGTAATGGGACAACTGCAATCATTGCAAAGAATTAAAAAATCTGGTGAGTTAGAAAATAAGACAGAGAAGAAAGAAGAAATAACACAAGATGGAAACATCAAATCTTAAATTTGATTTTATATTTTTAGGTCAATCAATACTAAAGTATCAAGTACCTTTAGATATTTTTACAACTATTAATCAAATATATAAACAAAAATTTAATAATCTTTATAAAGCTAATAGCCAATTAGTAGGTAAAATAGAAAATGAACATTCTTTGTTTTATAATGGCAAAGATCAATCTAAAATAAAAAAACATAATTTTTTACCTAAAAATGTTATTGATTATTTTAAAACTGTTTTTAATCATTATCTAGATTTTAATAAAATTAATCAATATAAAACTCATTTAAATTCTATTTGGATTAATGAAATGAAACAGCATGAATATAATCCTGTACATATTCATAGAGGAACTTTATTTACAGGCTTATCAAGTGTAATGATTTTAAAATTACCATCAACATATGGTAAAGAATATTCTAATGATGCAATACCACAAAATGGTAGGCTACAAATACTAGGAGCAGCTAATGGTCAGTTTGCTAAAATAGATTATCAACCACCTATGGATCTTAGAGATTTTTATGTGTTTCCATATGATATGAGGCATACAGTTTATCCTTTTAATTCAAC